GATGCGACCCGGGTGGTGGCGCGGCTCAGTGAGGAGTTGACGCGCCGTCGGCCGACGGTTGAGGAGCGNCTGCGCTACTACAAGGGCGAGACCGGNCGGTTGNNGTTCGCCACCGACGAGTTCGCCCAGTACCACGCAGACCGGTTCGCCGGCTTCTCCGACAANTGGTGCAAGCCGGTGGTCGACGCGGCCGCGGAGCGCATGCAGGTGCTGGGTATCCGGTTGGGTGAGGACCGTCGCGCCGACCGTGAGCTGCTGCGGGTGTGGGACGCCAACGACTGCGACCGCGGCAGCTCGGAGGCGTTCGCGGTGTTCATGGCGTCCGGTTGGGCGTACGCGCTGGTGCACCCGGCACCGTCCCCGGATGATATTCCGGGTATCACGTGGGAGCATCCGTCGCAGGCGATCGTGGACCGTGACCCGGTGACCGGCGAGATCCGCTACGGGTTGGTGTCGTGGATCGACGACAAGCACGACTTCGCCACTCTGTACACCGACGACGAGGTNTGGAAGTTCCAGCGGTCCCGTTCGCCGAGGCAGTGGGACAAGACGCTGCCGGCGCCGGGNGGCGGCTGGGTGCGGCGTGAGGTCCCCGGCGAATCGTGGCCGATCNCCAACCCGCTCGGNCTGGTGCCGATGGTNGAGNTNCGCAACCAGACGCTGCTGGACGACCTGCCGCTGAGCGACATCGCCGGTGTGATGCGCATGCAGGACGCCATCAACCTGGTGTGGGCGTACCTGCTCAACGCGCTGGACTACGCAAGCTTGCCTGGTCGGGTGGTGATGGGCGCGGACGCGCCCACCGTCCCGGTGCTGGATGAGAACGGGCAGCAGATCGGCGAGCGGCCGCTCGANCTGGACACGCTGGTCAAGGAACGCATCCTGTGGATCCCGGCGCAGGGCGCGAGCATCGGTGAGTGGACAGCGGCGAACCTGCANGCNTTNGGCGAGGTGATCCGCCAGGCGGTGGANCATATCGCGTCGCAGACNCGNACCCCGCCNCACTACCTGATGGCCCGGCTGATCAACACCGCGGCTGAGGCGCTGACCGTNGGCGAGTCCGGGCTCGTGTCGCGCACCGGTGAGCGGATCACCTACGCGAGGGCGCCGCTGCGCCGGTTGCACCGGCTGGTCGCACTCGCGCTCGGCGACGAGGGCAAGGCCGAGCAGTGCCGGACGGGCACGATCCTGTGGCGGGACATCCAGTACCGGTCCGAGGCGCAGCTNGTTGACGCGCTGGTCAAGCGTCGCCAGGCCGGGTACCCGCTGCAGTGGATCGCGGAACGCGACTTGCAGGACCCGGATGAGGTCGACCGGATGATGGCCATGGTCGAGGCTGAGCAGTCCGACCCGCTGGGTGAACGGCTGATGCGCGAGGTGGTCGATGCTGGCGGCGGCGAGGCGCCAGCACCGGCGGCAGCGGCGGATAGCCGCTAGGGCGCTTGTCGCGGCGCGTGGTGCGTGGCGGCTGCTCGACGAGCACGCGTTGGACGCTACGTCGTCGCGGTTCCTCGCCCGCTTGCTGCCGGTGGTGACCGCGGCGCAGTTGGCGGCGGCCGGGTCGGCGACCACGTACGTCGNNNCGGCGCTGGTCGAGCAGGGTATTGACGCCCAACCGGTTGGCCGAGTGGTGCCCGAGGCGTTCGCCGGCGTCGCCTCGGACGGCCGACCGTTGTCGTCGCTGCTGGTGTTGCCGCTGGCCGCGGTGAAGATGCTTTCGGCGCGCGGCACCCCGGTCAACCGGGCTATGGCGGCCGGCCTGTTCCAGTTGGAGCGGATCGTCACTACGCAGGTGCTGGACGCCGGCCGGGTCGCTGAGGGTGTCGCGGTGGCGGCCACACCCCGGGTCGGGTATGTGCGCATGCTCGTGCCCCCGTCGTGTTCCCGGTGCGCGGTGCTGGCTGGCAGGTTCTACGAGTGGAACGCGGGATTCGCACGCCACCCGCTGTGCGACTGCATCCACGTGCCAAGCACCGAAGCNGCGGGGCGCGACCTGACCACCGACCCGCGCGCCTACTTCGATTCGCTGTCCCCCGAGGAACAGGACCGGATCTTCACTAAGGCGGGGGCGCAGGCGATCCGGGACGGGGCCAGCATCAGCCAGGTGGTCAACGCGCGGCGGGGCATGCGCACCGCTAGCNTGTTCGGCCGTGACGCGCTGGTCACGCTTGAGGGCACTACCCGCCGTGGCCTGTTCGGCCGGGCGATGGCCCGGGAGGGTAGCACGTTCCGGGGCCGACGGGTGCAGGTTCCCCGGTTGATGCCGGAGCAGATCTACCGCGACGCCAGGTCGCGGGAGGACGCCATCCGCCTGTTGCGGCGGTTTGGCTACATCACCTGACCAGCAGGGGAGGGTGAGATGGCGGAGTTCACAGCCGCGCAGCGGGAGCGGGCCGAGCAGCGCGGGCAGGCGATGCCCGGCGGCAGGTTCCCGATCCGCAACCGAGCGGACCTGTTGAACGCGATCCGCGCTGTGGGTAGGGCAAGACCGCAACGGCCGGGCCAGACCCCGGAGCAGGCGCGGGCGCAGGTCCGCAGGCACATCATGCGCCGCGCCCGGGCGTTGGGCCTGGAGCGGCTCATCCCCGACACGTGGAGGTCGGACGGAACCCTGAGGGGGGAGTAATGGCAGACGCAACGTTTGCCGACCAGGCTGCCGCAACGGCGGCCGAGGACGCCGAGGCTGAGGCCATCCTGGCCGACGCCGTGTCACGTGACGACGACGACGATCCCGAGGGTGCCGACCAGCTCGGTGACCCCGGTAAGCGCGCGCTGCAGCGGATGAAGGAGGAGCTGAAGCGCGAGCGGGCTCGGCGCAAGGAAGCCGAACGCCGGGCCGCTGAGGCGGCCAAGAAGCCCGACAACACCACCGACGTGGAAGAGGTCCGCCGCCGGGCGCGCGAGGAAGCGCTGGCGGAGGCCGCCCGCGAGCGGGTGACCGACCGCATCGAAGCGCTCGCCGCCCGCCGGTTCGCCGACTCCGAGGACGCTGTGGCGATCCTGCTGCGGCGCCGCGAGGTCGACGACTTCCTCGACGGCACCCGGGTGGACGTCGACGCGATCAAGGCCGCACTGGAGGAGCTGGCGGAGGACAAGCCGCACCTGCTGGCCGCACCGCCGGTGTCCAACGGACGGTTCGACACCGGCCGGGGCAAGCGGCAGATGAAGGCCCAGCTGTCACGTGACGACCTTCGGGGTATGACCCCGGAGCAGATCAACCAGGCGCGCAAGGAAGGCCGGCTGGACCGGCTTATGGGGCGCGTCAAGTAAGTCTCGACCCACGCTCGTGGGTTCGAGGTGATCCACGAGAGGGAATCATGGCTATCACAAACTTCATCCCGGAGATCTGGTCGGCCGCCGTGCTCGACGCTCTCCAGGCACAGGCGGTGATCGCGCCGCTGGTCAACCGTGACTACGAGGGCGAGGTCCGTCGCGGCAACCAAGTCAACATCACCGGTGTGGTCACGCCGACGGTCAAGGACTACGCCACCGGTGAGAACGGCATCCCGCGCACCACGTCCGCCGAGGCGCTGAACGAGGACGCCGACAGCCTGACCATCGACCAGGAGAAGGCGTTCGACTTCTTCGTCGACGACATTGACCGCGTGCAGGCCGCCGGGTCGTTCGACGCGTGGACCACCGCCGCAGGTAGGGCGCTGGCCAACGACGCGGACGCGTTCATCGCCGCGCGCATGTTCCTGCAGGGAACCGCTCTGCAGACGTCGGTCAGCGACATTTTCGGCACCCAGAATGTGACGCCGGGCAACGCCGCGCACCAGGTGATCCGGGACGCGAACAAGGCGATGAACAAGGCCAACATCCCCGACGGGGAGCGGGTCGCGTTCATCAACGCCGAGTTCGAGGCGGCGCTTCTCGATGCCGAGTCGAAGATCACCAGCTTCGACACCAGCGGTGACACGATGGGTCTGCGCAACGCCACGATCGGCCGCTACCTCGGGTTCCGCATCGTGCGGTCCAACCTGCTGCCGGTGGTTGACGCCCCGGCGGCCGTGTTCGTGTGGCAGCCGTCCGTGGCGTACGTGAGCCAGATCAGCGAGACCGAGGCGCTGCGCCACCACGAGAAGTTCGCCGACCGCATCCGCGGCCTGCACGTGTACGGCGCGAAGGTCATCGACGTGGACAACTACCCGCAGGGCGTGCAGGTGTACGCCGAGGCGGAGAGCTGACAAGGGAGCAACCGATGAGGCTTAGGGGACCGTCCGGTGTGGTCATCGACGTGCCGGACCACAGGGCGCGTAGCCTGCTGCGCGACCACAGGGTGAAGGTGCTGGATCCGGCGACGCCGAGGCGCAAGCCGATCGCGTCGACCGAGCCGAAGCCTGACCCGGTCGTCGATGAGGCGCCGGACGGCCCCGAGTCGGCCGCTGAACCCGTGCACGTGTGCGACGAGTGCGGGTACACGGCCCGTTCGTCTGCCGGGCTGGCCGTGCACAAAAGGTCTCGGCATGGCTAGGGTCTCCTCCACACTGGAGCAAAAGCAGAAGGTCTGGCCGCGCGTGGTGNAGGCGATGAACGCGACCGGTGCTGTGTGGTGGCTAGCGGACGGAACCGCGCTGGGAGCTTACCGATCGGGCGNCTTCATCCCCGGAGACTCAGACATCGATCTGGGTATGTGGGCGACCGATCGCCGGAAGGCGATCAGGGTACTTCGCCAGCTNGGTAAGTTCTCGTTGCCGAACCACGGCCAGCCGGGAACGCTGGTCGACGGGACAGTTCCGGTCGGTATCCATCTACACGAGATACACGGAAGCACGGTGGTCTACCCGCTCGGGCGCAAGGCGCAGATCGGGTACTGCTTCCCGATGGAGCTGTTTCAGA